TTGACCATATAAAATTAAATCATCAGCGATATCTCCAAATGTTGTATAAAAATTTGCTTTGCTGCGGCTTAAATGCTGCAAAACTAAATTAGTACCAATCTGTAAGTTTTTACTTAATTCAAAATCATCTTCCTCGTTAAACCCTTCAATGTTTAAGCTTCCCCATTTCTTGCTTTCTGTTGCAAGCATGGATACTAAAGCACTGCTTAAATCTTCGGCTGCCCTTTCAGGAGTCGAATCTAAAATTTTAGTTTGATCTACAAACCCGTCAGAAGAACTTGTACTAAAACCCCTTGATTCAGGGCTTAAATGTTCAGATATTGCCCGCCATTCATTATCGTAATTAGAACGATCTGCTGCACAATCGCTAAAAGCTTTAAATAATTTTTCGTTCATTCTTTTTACCTTTAGGCAGGATTAACCCCCCACCAAATTTATTAGCTTCGTCTTGCTTTGCTTGTTCAAGCGGCGTTAGTGGAGTGTTCGTATCAAAATCGCTTATCGTCTTTCTTTCCGCTAACAAAGAAAGCTGTTTTAAAGCCTGCTTATTCGCTTTACGCAATGCAAAAGCTGCGGTCTCTTCTTCTTTTAAATCCTTGGGATAGCCGCCTGATACCATGCTCTTATTTTACACCACGTTTATAGTTTGCAAAGCTTGGTAACTCAATCATTTTTTTATGCCTCTGTAAAGAATGAACAGGAATTACATCTAATTTATAAGCACTTGCCATACAGCGAACCGCATCTGCATTATGCGAATGCTTATCATGTACTGGAACTTTAGTGAAAACTCCCTCTGCATTTTTCTTCCGTTTATAATTCCGTAAATCATTAATTAATCTGCGGCATCTTTCTTTATCAAAAAAACAATAAGCTAAAACTTCTTGTACCCATTCAATATTGCCCGCTAAATCATTCGTTTTCGGGATAATAACAATCTTTAAGCCCTTCTGCTTCCTTAAAGTTTCCGCCCTTGATTGCAATTTATCCATTTTATCTTGGCGTTTTGTTGCATCCCATGGCAAAAACCATACATCAATCGTATATTTATTGCGTATCATGTCCGTAAACTGCCCACTAGCCATATCTTTAGAAACAAAATTATCAACAATGTGTATCGTATTCTTATCAGGGTGTTGATGAATTACAGCAGTCATCAAATCCTCCCCCTCCGCTAAATCTAAACTCGCAAAAGTCTGCAAATTTGAATTATGCGGTACATGCGTTATCCTGCCCTCTTCATCTATAGCGTGCATTTGATGTTTAAAATAAGAACCGCTAGCACTCGCCTTGAAAGAACAATAAAATTCTTGCATCGCAATTTCAGGGTCCATCCCTTTAGCGATTAATTCATCAACATATTCTTTAGTAATTACTGGGTCGCCATCGTTGTAGTAAGTATCCTCAATCCCATATAACCATGCACGCTTCTTATCAGATTCATGCTCAAGGTTATACATATAATCCCTATGTGCATGATTCTCGCCTTTAGGAGTACCAACCTTAAAACTAAACCCTCCATTCTGTGCAAGAATTGGAGAAAAAATCTCTTCAAAAACCCCACTTCGCCATTCAGGGTACTCATCGCATATAACCCCAATTGGATTTAAACCCCTTAAGTGATTAGCCGTTCCATCTGCACCAACTACCCCAACCAAACGATAAACCGAACCATTAACCAACTCTAAAGTCATCGCATGGTTATCTTTACGCTTCCAAAGCTTTTTAGGGAATAACTCCAAGTAAGGTATCGCCTGTTCATCAGGGTCACGTGTAACCCTGCCTAAACCATTCCATATCGCCGCCCTTGCTTGCGTTAAACTCGGGAAAGCATGAATATATAAACCCCTATCCTCTAACATTCGAGGCAATGCAATACATAACGGAATAGCCGTACTCTTCCCCGCACGCCTATGAACTATAGCAATTCCATCTAAATGCTTCTTTAATCGCCCTTTATCATCACGCTGATTAAAAAACTTAAACCACTCAAACTGATAAAACGTCGGCTCAAACTTCCCCCAAAGATTACCTAAAATCTCGTTGCATTCCTCAGCAGTTACCTTATTATCAAACGTCTCAACAGGAGCTACATACTCGCTCGCATCATAAACATTCTGATAATGCAAAGGATGTTCAGGATTTGCCGCAATCTCACGCCAATTACTAACTTTAGAAAGTTCATCACTCAATCAACTTCATCTCCTCAGTATTCGCCTTAGTCGGAACTAAACGTATCCTACCATGCTCATCCTTAACCTCTCTAAACGTTGGAATGAAAAACTTAACATTGCTATTATCTGCCTGCTTACGAGTAGCCTCTATAGCAATCTCAATCTTCTCCTCTGCATAAATCGAATTCTGCATATCATTTAACAACTTTATCCTAGAACCCTTAGCATCTAACAAAACCTTAGCCGCATTTACAGGGTCTAACTCCTCAGCAGCATCCTCTAGACGCTTTAAGCCTTCGTATAACTCCAACCTCTCAGCCTGAATGCTGAAATCTTTTTTCTTGAAAAAATCCTTAGATTCGCTCATAGTGCTTCCATTCAATATAACTATTAACTTGGTCTTCTGTTAATATTTCCCTGAAAATTCCACTAGGTAAACATAAATCAAAAGAATAACAAGTAACCCCACCCTTCACAATTGGACCAAGATAACGCAAACGTTTAACTCTCTGATCTGGATAATCACTTGAAACTCTATAGGAACCATACATTATTAGCTTAGACTCACTCATCTTTACTTTCTCTAAACTGCTCCTCTATCGCTAAATAACCCTCTAACGCATTACTCATTGCCTCGTGTAAAGTTAATGGCTTTGTACTTACTTCAAAACAACCCTGCTCATTTAACAATCCTTTCATTTCCTTAACTAATGTCCATACACTGACCATAGAAACAATATACCACTTCCTTGATTTTGTTCATTACTCGCTTAAATCGCTTTAAATTGATTCGTTTTTGCTGAAGGGCAAATTATAGCTTTGATATGGCTTTTACTTAACCTTGACGATTTTAAAGGGGCTTTGTGATGCTTTTGATTGGTTGCTTGGTAAGGTCTTTGATTTTGAAATTTTGAAATTCTGGTATGTGGGGATTAAAGATGGTTAGGAAGCTGGACTCTGTACACCCCCAACCCCGTCTGAAGCGATTGGCTAGTTTTCTATTAACTAGCTCATTATCGGCTGTCTATTGTCATGTTTTTAATCGGCTATCTCTTATCATTTTTTATCGGCTATCTTTTGTTGGGGCGAATAGGAAGCTGGGAATTTTGAAATAACTCCAGAACTGTAACGCTAAGGTAGTTATACGCTTACTGGTGCAATGAATTTACCCTAATCCCAATGAATACTCATAGCTTTTTGAATCGTTGGTTGTAAAGCATTTAAAACCGAGTGATATTTCATGTTGATATTTCGCAGTAGTTTGTATGTTTTTTTGCGTGTTATCTGAATCAAACGCTATAATGGCTCTACAATCAGTACTTTACTCAAGATAACTCTATATTATTTTGACTCTATAGTGGAATAGAGGGTTAATCTGATTATTGTAATTACTTTGTGATTACAGTCTTTGCTAGGTGACGAGGATTAAACAATCAGTTAGAATACATAACAAATGCAAGATTTAGAAACCCAAGTAAAAATATTGAAGTCTTCAGTAGCAAGATTAGAAAAAACAGTTGCGACACTAAGAGCTGATAATAAAAAACTAATCGAATCCAAGATGGATTTAATTAAACAGTTAGAAGAGCTGAACAGTGGTAAAGCAGAACTAAACTTATTAAAAGCCAAAAACTATAAGATAAAAAGTATTGCTGAGAATCTAACAAAAATCGAGAAGGCAAAATTCCAAGAGAAGTTGTAGATTAAATATATTTAATGCATCATGTTATAACCATACAATCTCTTGAAAGCTGGTCTAGTACTGCATTTCAAGGTTTATAGGCTATTTGATTGAAAAAATATTTTAAAAATAAATCAAATATTTAATCAATTCTTAGTTATAACATGGTATCATAACAGTATGAGAGAAAAACAGATTATTAGTCAAGAGTTCAGCCTAAGATTCATAGGCTTTAAAAACATAGTAGAAGCTAATCTAGCTATGTTTACTCAGTATCCAGATACTGATACTGGATACAACTTGCTGCATGAGTGCAATAGAGAAAACAATATAGAGCCGTACGAGAATGGCTTTATATTTTATTGTTAATTAAACCAACGACCTAAGCAAGTCAAAAAACTGCTAGGAGGAAAGAAAATGAGTAAATATTCAACGACAGGATACGAAGCTATCAACTGCGATAGCTTAGAGGAATTTTTAGAAAGGTTCGAGATTTTTTTAAAAAAAATCAGACCTCATAAAGGCAGAAACGCTTCTAGAAATAAGGAAAAGAATTTAGCTGATTTAGAATCAGCTAGAAAAAATTATAAAATCAGCTAACCGCTTCTAGCACTTACTAATTCAAGTGCTAGCACTGGTTATCACCAGTACAAGGGAAAAAGAAAAATGAAAATTAAAATCAACAATAAAACATTAGAAGCAAAGACATTAACAGATCTTAGTTATTTAGCAGCTGGTGAAGTATCTAGCTTGCTTAATCCTCAATTAAAATTAAATGAGACTGAAACATTAGCACTTAAGAGTATTTTGCAGACTCTCAAGTCAAGATCTGATTATTATTTATCGCTTAATAATCAAGATGATTATGAATTTTACTGTGATTATAAATTTGCTTTAATTCAAAATCAAAATGGAGATGGGTTAATTGATTCTGAATCAGTTGATTTATTTATTCGTTTCACGAATGAATCTAAATTATTTGTATCAATTACGTGTTCTAATCAAAAATATAACTTCGATTGTGAACGGTATTTGGATTAAAACTATCACAAGCTAACAAAAAAAGGAAAAATAACAATGACAATCAACAAACATTTATTTAGAAATAAAATTTTAACTACAACTTTAAGAAAAATCATTAAAGAAATAGATGTCGATGATGTAATAAATCAAGGAAATACTATTTGCTTGAGATTCGATAATGACGAAATACATTTTTATATTCAAGGGGCATTAGCTGTGTGTATCGAGAATACTGTACAGATGACAACTGCCAAAATTTTAATTGAGGATATATTAACTGGTTACAGATTGTAACCGTTTGGAGGAATTATGAAAAATTTAAAAAAAGAAATTCGCTGGATATTTAAAAAAAGAAATTATGATTTTAAAAAGTTTAATCAGGTGTTAAAAAATTACATTAAGTACATGGATAAGCGAGTTAATCTAGATCAGTCTATCGACTGGGTGTATGGCTGGTGTTTATTAACTAAACAAAGTGGTGTTAGAGCAATATTAAGACTGGATAACCAAGCCTAGAGCTACTATCATTAAGTTGGGTATAGATCAGCTAAATATTTTCCGCATTTTTTTACAATTTCTGCAAGCACTTGCAGACTCTATAAACCTTACCTAGCCTAACTATTGTATATGTTTCTGCATTTCTGCAAGTTTTCCTATTAATAATAATAATAATAAATATATATATCTTATAGGGTTTTTGCAAATTTGCAGAAACATATACGATAGTTAGGCCAAGTAAGGGTTATAGGGTTTGCAGCCTCTTGCAAAAATTAGCAAAAAATGCAAAAAAAATATCATTAAGGCGAGGATTCAGGAAAAATTAATCAAGTTTAATATTAAAATAGTGTAAAGTTATATTCAAGTATATAAATGACATGGTAGATTGTGTATATGATTAATCTCAACTTAAAGCATGATCTGTTTTCTAGCCATATCTTTGATTCAGTAGAAGACCTGGAGTATGTTAAGTTTCAGGACATATGTGAAGTACGTGATGAGCTTGAGCAGAAGGATAGGTATTTTGAGTTAGAGTTGTTAAGATACTATCAGTTAAATGCTGCTAAGCCTAATGGGAAAACTCCACCAAGTCAAGTTTATATTTCCTTGAAAGAAGATGTCAATTATGCTGGATTTGATGCGATATGTTTTACTGCTTATATTCCAAATTGTGACCACGTTTATAAACATTTCTTTTTAGCTAGAAGTGATTTCGCAGGCTCAAGCTTACATCTAATCGTTGAGAAAACAAGAAAAGAAGATGGGCAGATAAAACTTAAGGGAGATTACGATATTTCTAGTTATATATTTACCGACTTATACCACGGCATAAGTATATACAACCGCAAGTATGGAGTCAAAAGAAAACCAATTAATAAAATTAAACGAGATCTAGCTAAATTCTATGGCTGGATTAAGCCAAAAGATTATATTCACGTAGCAAAAGGAGAAGATGAATGAACGAAGAAGCAAGGCAGAAGCCAATATATTTACCAATTAAGTTATATAGGGAATTTGAAGAGAAAACAGGGAAAGAACCGGGGATATCTTGGACTTACATCATCAGAAAACTTTTAGAAAAAATGGGGAATTAACCAGTGAATACTATCAATAACGAACAGGCAGTATTAGGTGCTATCCTAAGCGATAATTCTTGTTTTGAAACAGTTTACGAAATATTAAGCAAAGACTCTTTCTTTGAATTAGAGAAGCATAGGCTTATTTACAAGGCAATGATAAGCCTTCACTTGGACGAAACAGAGATAGAACTCGTTACCGTTGCCTCTAAGCTTGAAGATAAAAACAAACTAGATTTAGTGGGGAATGTTTATCTTGCTGAGTTACTGAATTATCGCTGTCTAACTGCAAACGCTGCTAAATGTGCAGACAAGGTATTAGAAGTTTATAAAACTAGAATTGCACAGCTTGCAGGGCAAGAGATATCTGAATCCACTAACCTAGAAGCTATAACGTCTAAAGCTGAGCAGATACTTGAATTGTCTGAGCTGAATGCTGCTAAATCCCGCCCCGATTTTAAAGCCTTACTTGAATCCCATGAAGCTAAAAAACTAGATGTATCTTCTGTCGTTCCACCAGTCTTATTTCATTTTCTAAAAAACCTAGCGACTCATGCCTATAGTAATTTCCCAGTAGAAGCAACATTCACACACTTACTCTCTATCGTAGCTGGACTAGCAGGCTCTCACTTCTGCTTAATCCGTGATGGCAGACCAGTTAAAACAATACTGTCATCTATCGTAAGTATGGATTCCTCTGTAGGTAAATCAGAGAATCTAAAAGAATTATTAAGACCAATCAACGCAAAACAAGAAGAATACGATAAACGATATCGAGAGCAGATGAAAGCTTTTATTAAAAAACAAGCAAGAGATAAAAAAGCAAACGTCGAAACAGAAGAAGAAGAGCCTAAACAATTAACTTTTGTTTTCACTGATGCCAAGCCAGAAGTCCTAATTAAACTCTTATCCGATAACCCGAATGGGCTTCTTTGGGCTAGAGATGAAATTAGCGGTGTCTTTTCAGGCATGAACGAATATAAACGAGGGCAAGGCTCAGATAAAGATACCTTACTTGAATTGCTTGCAGGTGAAGACGTGTCCAAGTACACAGTTAGCCGAGGTAATGAACGAGCGTATAACCCTAGATTATCTTTGACTGGTACTATTCAGCCTGCAAAGATGGATAAATGGCTTAAAACTTTAGATGTAGATGATGGCTTTTGGGGTAGATTTATTTATTTTACAGAGAAAAATAATTACACTATTCTAACTGAACCAACTAAAAAAATACCCCTTGATTATGCCATTATTGCTAACTTTTATGAGGCAATAATTGAAGAAACACAAAACGAAACACCAGTACATTTCTATTTTGAGGATGCCTCACAAATATGGGATATTTCTTTAATTCTTAATGACGAAAAAAACGCAGCTCCTAATCAAATGAAAAGCTATATCGGTAAATGCTTTAACTTCTTTCAGCGTATCGCAGTAGTCTTGCACATGATTAACTGCCATTACTCAGGTAAATCGTTAAGAACTAAAACCATATCCTCTAGTACTACGGCAGACGCTTTTTTAGTTACAGCTTTCTACATTGCTCAAGCTAAGAGTCTATTCATTGGCGATGAAGAAACACCAGAAGAAAAGTTAATTAAAGTTATCCTTGATACTCCATTACAAGGTAGAACTATCAATAATTTAAATTCCACAGTATGGCGTAAGCATGATGAAGGTTTAATTTTCAAAGATCAAAAGAAGAAACCTGAGAAGTTACGCAAAATCTTTGAAGAGATGGAGGAAGCTGGCTTAGGTACTATCAACAAAGATAACGGCAAGAATTGGCAATTCGTCTTAAAAGGAGAAACAAATTGAACGACTTACTAGAAATCCAAGCAGAACTAAAAGAACTCCACCAAGAGTTTTTAGATTATGCTGAAAAAATTAAAGATGTTAGCCGTAGGCTAGGCTTACTGGTCAAGGATTCTGATAACGCTATCCTTAAGTGGCAAGTACATCATCACTGGTTAAATAACGTTGATCGTAAATTTAAAATCCTAGATGAAGAGCTTGATAATGAGATCACAGTTCCTTTCTGTGCTGTTCCACCAGTTACAGAAAGCCATATCTATAAGGACTTAACTTTAAAGATTGAAGCTTTCAGGCTCTTAAATCCTGATATAGACGAATCAGAAGCACAAAAGAGAATTTCTAAGATCGTTAAAGAGCATATTCAAAGCAGAAGGCACAAGCAGGGAGAGGGTTAAATGAACGAAGAACAAAAAAAAATAATGGAATCAGGAAAACCTTACAAGCTCTGGATGGGTTGCAGGAATGTAGGCTATGCGAATTTTCTTAATTATCTAGCTAAAACTGGAATGATTAAACCAATTGAATTAAGCAAGCCCAAGGATGTACCGATTAGCTGGACAGTGGATGAATTTAAAAGATAAAGAAATTAAAGGTACGATGACCTGAAATAGCGGGTATCGTACTTAGATAAACAAGGAGAAGAAAAATAAATGGATGAACAAATCGAAACAAAAACATTTACATTGAGTCAAGACCTACTAGAAAGGCACGAGCCAGACTCACTGGAAGCCAAGCTTTTAAGTCCAGAAGGCAAAGAGGCTTTAATGATGGCGAGAGCTATCATTTTTGTAGCCCCTATGATGAGATTTAACCCTAGAGAGTACCGAATTAAAATAGTGTATGAAGCTCACACCGATTCATTCAGGG